CAGTGAAGATCTGCGGTCCCTAAACTCATTTAGGGATTTCTATTCCGTTCGCACGGAGAGCAGAACATAGGCTTTCGAACGAATTTGCATTCTGTCCGAAGGCTTTGCTGTGGAAATCTTCTTCGAAGATTCTCACCGCGAGTCGTCTTGCTACAATGTTGTCAAAGTGCAAGACGACCTTTGTCAGAGGGTCCCCCATGAGGACCCCCCGCAAAGTGTTGATTTTCCAAAGATTTTTGTCTAAATCAACAGGATCTCCTATTCCGAAGTTTCCGAAATAGAAGATCTCTCGACTTGTGTATGCTATTTCACATACCAAGTTCTTGAGTACACGTGGTATTCCACATTTGGACATCCACATGTATCCGATAACCTTAGCAATTTTATGCGATTGGTTATCAGTTGCGTTTTCATAGTCTGTCGATACAGCATACAAACGCTGATACTCAACCGTGACCTTGTCGGCACCGTTGAATCTTTCCTTTTCATACTTCACAGTTTTGAAAAGGATATCTCTATGAGGACTATTTTCAAAGTCTTTAAAGAGATTCCAGGAGTGATTGGCTTTTCCCATACCACTCTTGCTGCTCTCGAATCCTCTTTCCAGAGGAACGGAGCATACCTTGTTTACAAGATCCATTACGACCTTCAAACAAGCACGGGCCTTCGTAACTGCTCTGCATTTACCTGGCTCGTCCACCACAACTAGTTGGGCTTGCGCTCGTAGTTTTGGTGTCATAAGGAGCACTTCTTCTAGGCATCGCCAGAAGATATAGCTCCCGGCCGAAGCGGTTTCTTCGAGGAAACCGTCCGGCTCTCCAGTTTCAAGGTCAAATTTTCTTGCCTTGATCCCGGTACTACGTCCTTTTACAATGTCTTGTATGGCTCGTAGTGTGCCGTGCTCTGCTTGGTTGTATTCCCAACAGGCACTGCTATTTACGCTGATTCCGGCTTTTGTCCGGAGTCCCGTAAAGATGTGATCGGGTAGCTCATCGAGCAACTCTTTCATCGTAGTTGCAACAAGCTTCAATTCTGTTGAAGTCGTGTTGTCAGGTACAAGCGATTGTAGAAGAAACTTCTCTTTCGCTTGTAGCTTAACCGTGGGAGGGGGTTTCCCCGCCCCCCTGGTTTGGCTGAGAATGCCATGTAGGTATGTTTTCCTCATGACATCGGTTTCTTTTTCGTACTCCTTCCAGAGGGGTAAGAAAAAGCGCAACCATCGGGCCTTCTTGTTTAAGAGCTCGTGATTTGCAAGTTCGCATACGGTATTCCTACCGGCATGGAACTTAAACGTCTTCCTGGCCTTTTTAAGCTCAGAGAAACGTGTAGTAAGGTCTCTTCCATATTTGGAAACCTCACTATCCAAAAACTCATCTGAAATCAACTCCCAGATCAGTTTTAGAACAAAGACATCATATTTTTCGTATGTCCATTGTTCATGGGGGAAAGCCAGGAACCTCTGACTAAAAACCCCATCTACGGTCTTCAGCATTTCTAAGAAACGCCGAGCCCGTTGAGCTCTCTCTGGATTATGTTTATCCGAGTAGACCTTTTGCCTGAATTCGTTTGTCCAACGAGGATCAGGTTTTCCTTCAAGGAAATGTTTTATCACTTTCTTCAAGGTTCTAGCAGTAGAATGCTTTTGAGAAGTTTCCGACTCTTCGTCGGTTTGCTCCTCTTTACACAATGTTGTGAGTCTATCACCCCAATGTGTGTGCCTCCAGAGGAACTTTAGTTGAACCTCTGTACGCT